TTACCATACCACCCCCAAATTTGTAATTACTGTATTACTAGTACTGGTTATGTCACGACTCACTATAGCGGCGTTTGTTTGATACCCATACAATCTTATTTTATCCGTTTCTATTCTTTCGGCTTCCGTCACGATAAATATAATGACATTAGATATATGAAACATCCCGTTGCATACAATATCATCTCCTATTTTTGGTATATCTGTTTTTAGTGCATCAAATAAGTTTCTTTCCGTATAATATCCGTTGCCTTGCATGTAATTCTTTACTTCTTTTGCGCCATAGTATCTTTTTGCAATCACTCTATCACATTGTATTTCCGCTCCGTTGGCCGTATTTGAGAAAAACCTAAAACGATCATTGAAATCACCTATGCACAAATACATTTGTTTTATACTGTTATGTATAAACATCATTTCTGCGTATTGCGCCAAATACCAGCTTGTGCTCCATCCTGTGCTGGTTTTTCTTTTACTAATCAAGCCCGGTACTCTAGTTCCAAATAAGTTCGCTATGTTTGTCATCGTCAAATACTCGCCATTCGCTAAAGGCTCGCTTATAGGTACCGACGCGACGCCCAAGCCTTTCATTTCGTCTTCCGTGTCGGCCTGATTGTCAACAAAAGCGTATCCGTCTTCTGTCTGTAGTCGGTTGCGAACGGTGATAGTTTCCGAATATAGCTGCAACAGAACGGCTATATTGGCAAACAAAACATCGAAGTAAGCGCTACAATCAGCCGGCACCGCCGCACCGGCGGTCGCATAAACACGAGAGGCGGCGGCAAGATCAAATAACGCAATGCTACGATATACCGGGTACATCTCCGTTGTCGGCGCCGCCCACTCGTATCCGTCGAATACTCGCAAGGCTTTGTCCGTATCAGCATGTCCGTCTTGATAAAGCGTCCCCCCGCGCACAAAACACGCATCCCCAGGCTTTGCGACCCGCGCGATAGCCGAGTCTGTAAACAAATAAGTTCCGGTGAACCCATAGATAGATACAGTGCGCTGCCCGCTTGCGACTGAACCCGCGACGCCTATATATCGAGCGGCGATCGTTCCTTTAATCTCGGAGAATCGTTTGGCTCGTGGATATAGTGTCACTGATTCAACATCATCAGCCGCCGAGGTCACTATCTCCCCGATGACGATATACGATGCATCGGCCAGATCGGCAAGTACGCCGTTAATGATCGAACGAAACTTATTGTCTGAAAGCTGGTAATACGCGGCCAGTGGCGTTCCTCCGGCGATCGGGAGGACAATATATCCGTCCATGATGACATTAGGCCTGATTGCCCCTTTGCTCACGGGTATTTTGGTATTATCGAACCATACAAAACCGTTAACGTCGGCCGCAAGGCCTAGCGAATTATATCCATGAACATATACATAGCCGCCTCCCGCTGTCGCGAAATCGGAATAGTCTGGCTTCGCCCCAAGGCCGATCTGCTGTTCGGCCGCGGCCGTGAAGTCGAACACGGCAGCGTATGCCACATACCAAGTAACAGACGTATTATCCGGACCCGATATATAGATATACCCAGAAGTCGAGAATGTCCCCGATGCTCCGCATTTTATCACAAGGATATATTCTTGAAACGTACCGGTCCCATCCGTCGGTGTTAGCCAGGTATGCGTCGCACCGTCGCCGCAGTCGTCGGACCCGTGGACTATATTATAGCCAACAGGTATTTTAGCGATAATCCGCTGTACAAACATCGCAGACGCCCGCGGCTGTATCAGCTGGCAAAACCCGCCAGCCCCGGGGCTCGCCACCCCGTTTGTCACAATCTTAATGTTATGTGTCGCCTCAGCGAAGGGATTATCCGACTGCTTCGCCTCGCGGGTATGCGTGACGGTCCCATTGCCGGAGTTGTTATACACGACAACATTATTTGATCCTACAAGAAATGTAGGATCGTTATATAACGATTTTGCCTCTCCCCAGTTAAGGCCGTTCGTGCCGGATGGCCCTGTCGGACCCTGCGGACCGGTCGCGCCATTCTGCACGAGGATAACAGGCGCCGACCATTCAGATCGAGCGATTGTGTCATTTGCTCCTGTACCGTAAGCGGTCGCGGCGATTACATAGAGAGGATTGGATCCGGAAGGTATTGTCTGTGACCAGGCGCCGAGGTCGCCTGTCAGAGATCGTGTGGCGAAGGTGTACGTGAGTGGATCGTCCAGGTCTGTGGTTACGGGCGTTGATGCAGCCCTCTGGTAGAGGTAGACGATCGCCGTGTTGGCTCCTGGAGTACCATCGACGCCATCCTCACCGTCCTGCGCAAGGATTACTGGGTCCGACCAGTCGTCGACATCGATCGTATCTGTTGCTCCGGTCGCTGCAGCGGTTGCAAGGATAGCCCATAGAGGCAGTCCATTCGCTGCGGGTATTCCTTGGGTCCATCCTCCGTCCTGGCCGGCCAGGGCGCCTGTAGCGAAAGTATAGGTTGCGGGCGTTGTCGGTTTTGCCGGTGTCGTACTTGCTCGCTTATAGAGGATGACGGTCGCTGAGTTGAGGCCGGGTGTTGCCCTCTGGGCTTGCAGGCGAGGATCTTCGAAGCCAGTGAGCGGGGCCGGCAAGATAGCTTGATAGGTGGCAGTCGGGTCAATCGTGACGGGCCGGATAGAGATGCATGTATAGGTATAGATTCCCGTCTCTGTGTCCTCCTGGCGGCCGATGATCAGCACAAATGTATTGAGGCCGGAAGCTGGATCGCGCAGATTGGCGACGGTCCCGAGTCCGAACGCAGATTCACTGCGGACGGTGTACTTCCAGTTCGTCGTGCCATAGAAATACGCCAGAGAGCATGCAAGTTTGACCGCCGAGGTCTCATCATGTACGAATTCAGCAGTGATACTGATAGGTTTTTTAGGCGCATCGACCGTGTTCTTCACAACCGAGTTTTCCGCAGCACGGTAGATTACATCGCCGTAGATGTCGCAATAGTAAATATTGAGAATTTCTGTAGTCGGGTTCCTATACGCAACCCTCGCCCGTTTGTTTTCGAATATCGGAGTGAATTCCTGCACGACCCCTGCATCGATATGATCATCGATATAGTGTGCTTTTGTCATGACAATCGACGTGAAATCGGTATTCTTTTTCGTCAACGTCTCGCTTGGATTGATGAGTGTAGCGAGGGCCTTGTCGGTATAGGGCCACCAGGTCTCGCCGACATTTGCTTCCTCGGGCCACAGGTACCCTGGCTGAATTGGATAGCCTGACCTTTGATTGTCAGATCCAAAGGGCAGATCGGCCATATAGAGAAGACAGTCCGCCTTGTCCTTGAGGGCGTACCATTTGACTTCGACGGAATCAGCTTCTCGCTCGACACGTTCGGCTCGTAAGGGTGTTAATATGACATTTTCATCAAGATTTAAAGTTGATTCTGGTGTCAGGATCATCCATCGATAGACACAGAAGTGATCGATCTCCCATGCGAGCACGAGGCCATATTGCCAGAGCAGCGAGTCGAGTGCATCTCCGATGATCGTGCCGTCTTCGAGAGAGAACGCATGCAAAATCGTCGTATCCGATACGGCGATCTGCACGAGGTCTCCGCTAAGACCGCAGAGCGCCAGGAGTCTATGAACGATCGACACGTCAGGATGAACTGGGTCGCAAACATAGAAGTCTTCCCAGGCTATACCATCGGATGCCTGCACCGCTCGATCGAGGTATGACGAATAATCGAGGACCTCAAGTTGAATATCGGCAAGGTCGGCGCTCCCGTCGATCGCCACGCCGTTGGACTCCCAGGTGTCTGTCGGCGGAACGAGCCCCATGAATACTAGGATCCCGTCGTTGAGAATTCGGACTTTTGTCATGCCCGATGAGCTTGCGCGGCGGGACAGGTAGTCGGATGTCGGAATGAACGAAATACTAAATTGGCTCACTGCATGATGGAAGGATTCTGAGCAGAGGGCAAGATTCGGAAGAGCTGTACGGAGCGGGTACGGACCGTGCTCACCGGTACCGTCCTGGAAGTCAAAGTATGCAACATAGTCCATTAGCTTACCTCGAGTTGGCCGCGCGAAAGTCGACGGTTGATCCGTTTTGCCACGTTGTCCGCGATAGCGTCCTCGGTCTGGATGCTGCCCTCCACATACACGGTAGTCTGATACACCACTGATCGTGTGGTCTGTGCCTTTGACAAGGTAAGGTCGCCGCGCCGCAGGCCCTCAGAGAACGACGCGGGCACGATTATTTCACCCTTATGGACCATGCTGAGCTGGTCTTCCGGGATGCGGGTCGATCCGACATCCCACCACCCGAAGAGGTCTCCGATACCGCCGACGATCATACCACCAAGACCGCCGATGACAGCACCGATAGGTCCAGCGATCGCTGCGCCGACGGCCATTCCGGCAAGACCGCCGACGGCTGCGCCTGAGGAATCTACTTGGGGCGTCTCGGGCGCTGTGCCGGATTGTTGATATACGTTAATACCCGCTTCAAGTCGCTTACGGATAGCTTCCAGCTCGGCAAGTTGATTCTTTTCTTCTGCATTGAGCGCCGCTAAAGCGGCTTCATACGAGGCGTTTGCCTGCGCAACGTTTTGAGCATATTGTGCTTCGCTCATGGCTCCGAGTTCAAGGAGATTTTTCAGGCTTGTTATGTTTTTCGAATACGCATCCTGCAGTTCACTCCGTTTTTTATTGAATACATCACGAACTGCCTCGATTTGATCGGCGACCAGTTCGAGTTGCCGATTGATTTCTTCCTGGGCCTTGGTTGCTTCTTCTGTGGTCTTGAGGTGATCGAGGAGTTGTAGTTCGATGCCCGGAATCGTATTGATCAGTCTGATGACAGCGTTTATCGCGTCGATTATCGCATTACCGACCGGCACAATAACGTGATCATTAAACCACGCGAATGCCTGCCCGAGTAGCTTGAGTACCGGCATTACATGGATATTTAATAAGCCGACAAGTAGTCTGAGATTTGTCGCAAACATGTTGATGAATGGAGCGAGCAGTTGACCTATGACAAGTCCTATATCCTTGAGTAGGTCGACGAGCGGCTGTAATGCGTCGTTGAGTAGAGGTTCGAGTATCGGTTTCGCCCCTTCCAGTAGCGTTGTCAATGGATTAAGCACCGCATTGACGTTCTCGATTGACGTTGCGAGGCTTACGAGGGCCATGATAATCATCGTTATTGGATCTGCTGACACGCCTCCGGCGAAGCCGGCTACTTGGCCAAGTTCGGTTTCTTTGGTCATGTCTTGTACAGCGAGGCTTGCATACTCGCCATACTGTCCACCTTTTTTCGCCGCCTCGAGTCGTTCTGCGAAAACGCGCTTATCTTCTTCGATTTGCGCATCGGCGATTTGTTTCGCATAATTTCTGGCGATCTCGAGTTTTTGTGCTTCAGTACCGGTGAAGAGTGTCAGGGTCCGATCTCGTTCGAGTTCGAGATCATCGACTTTGGTCTCGGTGATTTTGGCAAGGGCTGATCGTTCTTTATTGGCAAGGTCGAAGGCGCTAGCGGCAGCCTCCTCGGCTTCTTTTTTTTGAGTATCGGCGATTTTTTCCGCATACGTGGTCTCGACGCCTGCGCGTAGCGCAACATACTTTTCGTGTATTGCGCTGATCTCGGCCTGTGTAAGACCGGCCGCTGCGACAGCCTTGTCTTCGAGCTCAGTGAGGTTCGCGAGTTGGGTTGCTTTTTCGAGCTCAAGGTCGTCGACCTTTGTATCCGTAAGCTTGGCGAGCGCGGCTCGTTCCTCTCCGGCGAGCTTCTCGGCAAGGGCTCGACGCTTTGATTCATAATAGGCGTTGATCTCGTCTATGGTTTTCTTCGATGTCTTACTGTTCACACCAGCTTCGGCAGCATCGGCAAGTTTTTCAGCTTTCTCGACATCGAGGCTTTCATAGGGATTTTTCGAGATGGAGGCATTATACTCTTTGTATGCTTTTGACCAAGCATCGATCCACTTTTTTGCATCTTCGGATAATGTTGTGGAGTTCGGAGGAGCGACTACCGGTGTGATCGTAGCGCCTGATTCAATTTTTTTAATCTCTGCTTTGATCGCATCGATTCGTGCCTGCACTTTAGGATCGAGAGCATTGATCTGTTTGAGTGCCTCGGCGATTGCCGCCGACGATCCCTTTGCAACCGCCTCCTGATATTGTTTCGATCGTTGTATTGCATTCACGATATCTTTATCACTGATTGCGTTAATTGCTTCTATCGCTGCATGTACTTTTTCTGTTTCGGTCTTGTACCCAGACCACCAATCGGTCGATTTTGGATTGACCGGCGAATCAAGGATCGATTTAACCGTATTTAATGAACTATCAAACGATTTCGCCGTAGATGTGGCCTGACGTTCAAGCGTGGCGAGCTCAGCTCTGAGGCTGCGCAGTGTATCGACCGCGGCCTGTGCTGCAGCAAAATTACCGCTTTTTTGAGTAGCATCACGCATGGCTAACGACATATCACGATATGCGGATTCGGTGAGCTTTGCTTGAGCGGCTCCCGCGGCAGCTTTGTTCGTTGCTACTTGTTGAGCCGCAGCATATGCAGTACATTCGTCGGTTGCTTGTTTTATGCCGTTTGCTTCTTGGGTTTTTGCCACAACGAGGGCGGTTGTCGCGGTCACTGCAGCTACTGCCGCAGCGATCCCAGCCCATAACAATGGATTTCCGACGGCCATCGCCGAATTAACGGCCATTTGCGCGCCAAACAGGCCCCATTTTGCCGCCGCCACCGCGGCTGTGCGTACGGTAAGGCCAACGAGGGCCCCCAGCACGACAGTCGTGATGATACCCCCGATCTCCTTGAACTGCGGCGAGACGGATGATAAGGCCTTCGCAAGCCCTCCAATAAGATCTGCTCCTACGCGTATCTGCGGCGCGAGTCCTTCGCCGAACGCTTCGATGAGATCTCCGATATTATTTTTGGCACGTTCGATCGCTATACTCGTCTCTCCTGTCTGGCCGACGAAGGCGGAGTATTTTTCTCGGATGAGATCGACCGCGGCGCCGTTCCGAAGCTGTTCCTCGGTGAGATTTTTAAGTTCGGGGATGAGCTGCCCCATGCGACCATCGATGCCGGAATATGTAGCGGCTAGTTTTTGCATGCTCGATGATAGATCATCGCCGGTGACGGCCGAGAGGCCGGCCGCCGCCTCGATGGTCGCCTTTGTCTGTGCGGTTGTCTTGCCCTGGGCGATGAGTTCGGCTTCGAGTTGCTTGACAAGATCGGCATCATATCCGGCGACCTCTTGAAGTTTGTCCGCGTAGGCACTGAGTTCCGGTAGCGCCGATTGCATTCCCCGAAGTTGCAGCGCTGTCTCAAGTCGAGTCGCGGCCGCCTCGGCGTCGGCAAACTGAGCGACTGCCTCAGCGGCGAAGTGAGTGATCTTGCGGGCGCCCTGCAATGCAGCGCCGGCCTCGACAAGGCTCTGGAGCTTGCCTACCAACCCTTCATTCTGCAGCTCCAGAGTCTTTGTAGCGATTGCAGCCGCATCGTACTCCTTTTTAAGGTCCTGTAATTCCTTTGCTTCTGGCGCTATGCCCTTGTCGATGAGATCGATCATCGCGCCGCGTAATAGTGCTTGACGTTCCTTAAGGCCTCCCAGCTGATCATTGAACAGCCGCGCGGCCATTTCGTTTTTTTTCAAATCTGCTTGCAGCCGGGTCATGGTGTCTTTGAGCTGATCGGCGGGAGGGATTGCAGATTTGGCTTCCTTCGCAAGGCGCTTATACTCGTCTGAGGTCGCGGCGAGGTTCTTAAGCGCTTCCTTTACCGCCACTTCTATTTCGAGCCGCAATCGTTCGGTCGTTGTATCCATGCGACGCGCTATCCTTTTGCTGGTTCTTCAGCTCTTCGGTATTCCAGCGATTTTCCTCGGTCTTCAAGATCAATAGAGTCTGCATGGCAATCGCCGGCCATGTCGTCCAGCCGCCGCTGAATGGCGGAGCACCGAGGATCTCGGTCGTCGCGTAAAACTCGTAGGCCTCCCAGAACTCCTCTGTGAAAAAAGACTGGACTTCACCGGCCTTGACGAAGACCTCCTCCTCGCCGTCCATCACGCCCGTGCTGATAAGGATGTTCTCCCGCCCGGGCCTGATCTTCTGGAGGTGCTTACCGGCTCGAAACAGCCGGTAAGCAATCCTCAGTTTTTTTCGTCGACGACCCGATCGAGTTCCTTGGAGAACTCCTTATATAATTCATCGACGAGCGGTTCATATTCGAGGGGGCCGGCATAGAGCTCCTTGGCGTTGGTGATCTGATGCTCTCCCTTCGAGTCTTCGTAGCTGAGGTGCTTGATCGAAATCAGCATGCCGCTTACCACGGACATGGTGTCGGTGCTGATTTCGACTTCTCCGCCCTGGGTATTTCCCTGCTGGTCATAGTTGAACTTGAACTTTGGACCGGGCTTCAGGCGGCGCTTGAGCGTGATGTCGGGTACTCGATACGTAACGACAACCTGATCCTCTTCCGGCAGGTTGCGGTTGCCATTGAAATATGGGATATACGTTCGCTTGTCTTCGATCAGTAGTTTCATGATACCTCCTTGGGGTATGCGCTATGCCACAATCTATGAAGCGATTTCCTGCTCATAATAGACCGGGTCGGCACCAACGAAGCGGAACTTCGAAGAATACGCCTGGCTCGATCCGGACTTTCCGCCGAGAGAGACGCCGAAGAGTTCGATCTGCGCGAATACGAACGCGTAGATCTCGCCGGGGGTGGATGTATCGCGGATGACGCCCCGGATGTAAATCGGATGCGCGTTGACCTCGCTCACCGATATGACACCTGCGGCCGACTTGTGGACCGTCTTGAGGAATTGGTTGATAAGACCGTTGGCCTTGCCGGTCTCAGGTAACGTGAATACGCCTTCGAGCGTACCCTCTCCGTCGGCCTTGCCTTTGCGGTATTTCTTCACCCTGTGGCGAAGCAGAGTGATGTCAACCTCCTGTGCGGAGAAGGACATCGAGAATCCCGATGCATCGAGCAGCGGTGTAGCGGTGACGAATTTCGCCCTGTCGCCCACCGCAGGGATTTCGTCGCCGTCGGCGGGGAAATAGTCCCCGACACTCAGCGCGCCGAAAATCGATCCTGTCGCGGCCTTGGCTGTTATGATCCAGCCGCCTTTTCCGGCTCCCGATGCAGGTGTCCCTCCTGCCAGTTCGTCGAATGTTTTGGTCCCATCGCCAAGCCGTTCGGTTCCGAGGGTGATTTCCTCGATGGTCGCGTCATCCCCGATGAGGGTAATCTGTTCACCCATAACTTCCTCCTACTCTCTGCTCTCGGTGGCTCTCTCGGCCCCGGATGATCTGGTCCCGCCCTTGCGGGATGTGGCCGAACTCTGATCCTCGTTTTTCGAGGATGGCGCGATGTCCTCGCGCTCCTCGATGCCGAGGCTCTTCGAGGTATAGATCGTCGCGACGATTCTCTTGCCTCCGCCCTCGGTCTTCCCATAGACACTTCCCTTCACGAGATCAGGGGCTGCCAACAATTCTTTACGTATCATTCGACGCTCCTTTACGCGGGTATCGAAAGGGTCACGAAATGCAAATCATCGAGCCATGCGAGGTTCCCGTTATCCGGATCCTGTAGGATTCCATCGTCCTCGTTTGCGGTCGACACGACCCGCGTATTCGCAATCTGTTCCCCGTGTTCGTCCTCAAGCCTGGTGCAGGTGGTCAGATACGCTCCCAGCGTCTCACAGGCTGACAGGGCAAGAGCAAGGCCAGTGTCGCTTTCGACGCTGCCGTCGATGCTGACATAGAGCCTCACCTCATGCGTGTTCTGAGCGGCCTTCGGCCGTTCAGGCACGAGCACCTTTCGCACGACGATCTTTACATGGACGCCCGGCTCCTTGAGCGGACTCGGCGCGAGGATGACCTTAAGACCCGTATGACGTTCGATCTGCGACCGGAAGAGTAGTACCGCGCCGATTGCATTCATCCGAACACCCTCCGCGCGACCATCCGCGAAAGCACCGTTCGTCCCTGCTCGCCCAGGGTCATGAACGGTCTGGCCGGGATATGCACGCTCCGACGAAGCAGGAAGAGTGCGCGTGGTTTGCCGGTCTTTCCCTTGCGCGCCATGACGATGGACTTGGCAATCCAGATCTGGTATCCGGCTGACTTCATCCCCTCGATGCATGTACGAGGGGTGAGACCGTATTGCCGCATGAAGGTTCTGGTCTCGCGGCCAGCGGGGATCGCGAGAAATTGCGCCTTCTTGGCTGTAACCTCGCCGCCGTAATGCAGCAACCGAGCCGCGATATGATTCGTCCCGACGACAGCACGGTCGCCCTCGACGCGATGTGCGATCGAGCCCATGAGATTACCCATATCTCGAAGCGGCTTATTATTGCCTTTGATCGCCTGCGTCAGTGGAGCATTCGGCGCCCAGTTCCCTGAGGTGATGTTTTTAATGACGAGACCCTCGGCAGCGGAGCCAATAACATCGAGGAGCTCCGGATCCGTCATACGGCGACCGAGTGCGTCCAGGGTCTCGATCATCATGGATACGGTTTCCTATGAGCTACTTGTACGGCGCCCACCGGTGGTTTGGCCTCCTGTGAGCTGCCGGCTTCGGGATAGTCGCCGAAAGCCGCGACGATCAGGTCTTTTGCCTTAATGCGGTACTCGCGCCCGGCCTCTTCATGACCGAGCGCGAGGTGGAGTTCGTAGATCGCCATGTCGAGGACGATCTCACGCATGACGGTGTCATCGAGATTGAGCGGTCGTCCAAGCCGAGCGGCGATCGTACCGATATGGATGGTTGCCCGCTCGGCCGCGCGGATGACCGAATCCTCAGATCCATTCGATAGTTGAGCGTAGAGCGACGGTGCGAGCCGAGCGGCGATCTCCTGGGCGGTGATGGGGCTGCCTGACGAGGTAAACGTGATCGCCTGCTGCTCGGTCACGGCAGGACGACACCAGCCGTCCAGAAGATCATCGAATTCGGTCACACTCATCGCGCCTACCCTTTACGACAGGACGACCGAGGTCGCGATGCCTTTGACATTCGGCACCGGGATCGGCTTTGACTGGCCGATCACCTTGTAACCGGACGGATCGTCGGACTTGACGGCCTTCGCCCAGAACGGCGTGGCCTCGAAGTTCGCATCGATGTCGTCGACGGCTGCATAGATGAGACTCGAGCCGGCGCCGCGATCCCAGGCGACAAGGGTCTTCGCCGCAAGACCTTTCGACGTCCCCGACTGATGGTCGAAATACTTGTAGTCGAAGAGGGCGATCTTGAGGGTCGGTGCGAGGACCAAGAAACCGTCTGAGTCATACTCGGGTTTCCATGCCGAGGGGAAGACATTGGTGATCGCCGCGTAGACGTCGGCGGGCGCGAGGAACACGACATCGTTCCCGAAGCCCTGCGCCTGGAGTTTTGCCTTCATTGCGGCAAGTTGGGTGATGATGTGCCCAACCTTCACCCCTGTCGCATCGAAGAGCGTTGAGCAGGCCACGGCCGCAGGCGTGCCGAAGTCGATCTCGAACTTGAGGAAGGTGCCTTCGGGGCCTCGGATGGCGTAGTCGATCTTGCCGGATACGGATTGGATGGCGAGTGCCTGGGCGGTATCTCGGCAGATCCGCCTGAGGCTGTCGATACGATTTGCGATGAGGGTTTGCTGGCTCACCGAACCGCCCGGTCTGCCTTCGAACATAAGAAGGTTGTTGAGATCGACCGCGTCCAACATGGACGAGGGACTGACCGGCTGAGGTTCGATCGCGGAGAGGCTCGATCCTTCGGCGATGGCGATCGATTGGCTTCCGCGCTTGACTAAGGGGATATTCCCCGATCTCGGCATGAGGTCGCGATACGAGATAACGGGCAGGGGATGATTGATCCTGGCCGATACAGGATACAGGAAATCGAGGGCGGGGCTCTGTAAATTCGGCAACCGTCCCATGATTTCTATAAGCGAATCGCGACTGAAAAGTTTGCGTATCAGCTCCTGGGTTCCGGGCATTTTCTTTCACTCCTTTCTTTTACTGCGCCCAGATGCCGATGGCTTCGAGCGCGGCGATATCGGGCGCGGTGACAGCCCCCGAGGCGGCGCCGTGGACGAGGAGTTCCCTCGTCACGGTTCCATGCAGGATGACGATGGCGGCCGTGTCCTTCGCGGTGTCGATTTCCTTGTCGAGGACGCCTTTGAGCACGTTGGTCGGTGAGGATCCGGATCGGTTGTACGGGATGACGTTACCCGATCCATCAAATGCGACGAGCATTCCTCCGGGCAAGACGCCCTGCGCCGCGGCGGCCGGGATTGTTTTCTTCACCGCCGGATGTGTCCCGTTGGCGACGGAGGTATAGCCCTCCTGAACTGTAAAGAGCTTTCCATCCATGATTGTCCTCCCTAGGCCTTCTCGAAGGGTATGGTTGCCCGCTTCGCATCCTCGGCTGGCAGGTCGCCCAGGTCTTCACGACCTTCGACCACCGGCAAGGGGATGGACTCGAGCACGCGCCTGAGTATTTCAAGAGCGGATGTCTTGGTCGTCTTGGTTGCATCCTCGGTGTCTGCAAGATCGATAGGACCGACATCGACGAGCTGGTCGGCGAGCGCGAGCACGAGGTTCTGCTTCGCCACGGGAATCCGGCCCTTCATCGCCGATCGTAGGGTCTCCTTGACGCTCGCCAGGATAGTCGCCTTGGCGTCGGCGAGTTCTTTCTTGTTCGCCTCGAGCTTGGCATTCGCCGCCTCGAGTTCCTCTTTCATCTGCAGCACGTTTTCCTCCTTGCCGGCCTCACCGGCTTGCGTGATCTGATCGGCGAAGGCCTGCACCTGCTCGCGCAGGCTGTCGGGGATCTTTGCACCGCTTAAAAGCATTTCGGTCGCCCATGCAGTGAGTTCTTCCAGCGCCTCCAAGGCATCGTGCAACGGCCAACCCGAGCGACCCTTGTCCGCGATCCGCTGCAGAGCCTTGGATATTTCGTCCGGGGCTACGGCCGCCTGGTCGGGATCGGCCGGAGAGGATGCAAACATGATCACGTCCTCGTCTTCGCCGCAGTGGACGACGCCGAGGTCGTCGAACACCTTGAGATCCCGGATTTTTGGCGGGACCGCCCCGAGGAAGGCCAGGTGGTGCAGGTAGTACTTGCCATCCGACTTCCGCTTTTGGATGCCGACCGAGACGTCTTCATAGAACTTCGCGTCGACTGCATCGGCGAGGAGGTCGTTGACCTCAACGTCGCCGACAAGGCTGTCGCCATCATTCTGGAGCTCGACCGCCTTGACGTTCCCAAATTTGGGCATCCAATCAGCAAGCCGATGGCCGAGGGTCGCCGGACACTTGCCGTCGAAGGTCTGAGCGCAGTCTTCGAGGTGCTTACGGGTGATTGTTACGCCGTCCGGCCCGAACATGCCCACATGAGCCAGTTCGCGTTTGATGGTCTTCATGTATTGGAGAGTACGCAACCAACTGTGAGTTTGCTCAAATGTGGGGATGCGGATTTGCTGAGACAAACCACAAAAACACGATTCTTTTACTATCTACAAAAACTTCCGATATCAAATATATATGCGTAACTTCAATTTAGAAGAAAGAAGAAGACAAGGTAAACTGGAATAGATTCTTGCATGAAGTACAACATCTTTTAGACTCGATGGGGAGCCGCTATTACATTAAAAAAAAGACTTGCTTGCATTCAGATAAACGCTTTAAACGGGTTTTCTATCGCATGGACATAAAAAGAGACGGGGGAGCCCCATCGGATCAAATTTAAATGGGTTTTAAATGGCTTACAGGGCATTTTTTAGAAGCCATAGAACCTGCAGAATAGAGAAAAAGGGCCGTCCGGAGTGGACGGCCCTCGGTTCTCAGAGCAAAATGGCCCCTGACTCTACTTGCTTTCGTAGTTCGGGTGACCATTCTTCCACTCTCGGGTTGTAGGGCTTCCCTTCCTTGAGGGCTCTTTCAAGTCGCACGATAAGAGCATCTTCATCCAGCGTCGTCTCGAAGAGCGAGAACCCGTCGTCCGGATTGTCACGGAAGGCGGCGTGATACCGGTCGATGAGATCTCCGAGTCGCGGAGAAATCTGCCCTTGATCCATATTCATAATCTACAACCTCCCGATGAAATTATCAATGGCATCACAGAGGGACGGGACATACTCCCTGACGGCCTCCCAGAGATCAGCATCGCCGCTCGCTTTAAGCGAAAACAGGTTCGCGAAGACTTCTGCGGTACGTGTATTCTGGTACGACCAGTATGTCATAGAATGTCCCCAACGACCTTGTATACGTCCCTTCGTAAGGCCCGAAAAGAGGTCACTGATCGGTGGATTGTTCTTCCAATTCAAGCTTTCCATCTTTTCTATAATTTCTTTTCCTTTAGCTGTTATGTGGTTTGATGTCTGATCAATGATTGTTGCAAGGTCCTTTTCGAATGCGACTTTGAACTCGGGAGTCCCTGAAAACCAGGCACCTGCCGTGTGATCTATGCCGTGACCGAACTCATGGGAAAAGGTGAAGGAAGTACGTTCTGTTCCGATCGTGATACTCTTTTCCGCAGAATTGTAGTACGAACCACCAGGAGCCTTTCGGTAAGTAAATGTATCGGCATGCGCGCCCGCAACTGTTCGTATATGTGCAGGAGCGTTTTTGAAGGAGTCTTGCGCGAGAGTTTTCAATTCTGGATCTTTAAGATTGTCGAAAAGAGGCGTATTCTTTTTTTTCGTGGGTTTCGATGAGCGAGGTGGTTTCACCTTGACGGCTGGAATCGATAGATCCTTGAGTCCGAGACTCTTCCCGAACGCTTCGATGTCCTCTCGAATACCGTATAAAGATGCACGTTTGATCATCTCGGGTGTAAGCTTATAGAAGCTTCCTGTTTCTATCGGATTGGCACCGAAGCCGGAAGCCGGTGGATCCCTCGTTATACGGGCATCGCTTGTCGGTTCCCAGTTCGGATCATGCGCGCGCAGAACGTCGACCTCCTCCTGATAGACTGCGCGGATCGTCGATCGGCAATTGAAGTGCAAGGGAGGCCAGTTCGACTTCCAGAACGGATGTGTGGCCGGGAGGATGGTACCCGATCGCTGGGCGCATATTTCAGTTTGTCGATTGTCTTCAATGCCGACAAACTCAAGATACTCAGGTTGTGATCGCATGAACTCGGCGGCGCGGCCCGCGTTGTACGCGGTCTGTACATTGGTCCGATAGACGGTTTCCCAGTAGAAGGGTTTGGCCCCGATGCCGGCGCTTGCCTCTGCGGCCGTCTTCGTCCAAAACTCTGCGAGGCCCGTCCCATCCTGCACGGCACTGATCGCCGACTTACGTACTCGATCGATAGCATCCGGAGTTGCAAGGGCGGCCACGGTGAAGGCTCGAAACCGTAACTGCGGCTCGAGCGATGACCATTCCGCCTTGGTCAGGGGCACCCGCGCGCGCAAGAAGCCGACTGCCTCGTCGAAGGGAATGGCTGGAATCTCCGGGTCATCCGCAAGATCGCGAGGAGGTTTCGCATGGTCGCGCCCAAGCAAGTAGGAGACGGCAAGAAGTTCTTCGGTCGCCCTGACGAGTTTCTCATCCACGTTGTATGCATACTCGGCTCCAAGCGTCTCGATTGAAGGGCCACCGGCCTCATCGACGTGTCGCATCCATGATTCTAATCCCGCAGATATCCGCGCGAGGATAGTGTCGCGGGCGGCATCCACTACCTCATCGAGGGCCTGGGCATTCTCTAGTTCTTGTTCGAGGGACGTGGCGGCAGGATTATGAGAGGTCTGCGCTTTTTTTTTACGTCGTCGTCGGCGAAGAACGATGAAGTCCCTTGAGCTGTCACGAAGGAGTCGGACTCATCGGTGGGTTGCGGGAGCGCATACCGATCATAGAGCGCCGAACGCGATACCGGGATGCCTCGATCGATCGCCTGGATGACGGCCGCCCAATCGGCGTAATCGTTGAGATCGAAGGTCACTACTGGAGCAGGCTCATCGGGGCCGACGTTGAGTTCGACGATCCAGTCAACAACCTTCTGGAGTACGGGTTGCAGGTCGCGGGCTATACCCTTCGTTGTCGACAGGAACGTATCCTCGTGGACATCGGCCTGAGCACGAGTCCCATGCTGGGCTTCTTGGACGGCGAGACTCTGGTATACGAGACCGTAGGCGATCTGGGTGTCGCACCAGTCCATGAGAGCGGTGAACTCGGACAGCTGGCCGTTCGCTTCGAGAACTTTTGCCTCTTTGATGTTTGCCAGGGCGGCCCCGGATCCAGAGCCTATCTTACCGAGTATCTCGGCTAAAGAGGCCGCGCGTTCGCGGAGCTTGTCTTCACCTTCGGAGCAGTCGAATAGAGCGAGGATCGAGGGTACGGCGAACTTTTCTGTTGCCATGAGCCAGAACTCGGCTCCTGCTTTCTTGAATTTCCACGGCCAATAACAGGATTTCAGCGCGCTTGTCCCGTAGGGATTCTCCGCATCTTTATCATGGCGCCAGACGAGCCACTTATAGGCCTGGCTGTATAGGTCGATGAGTTCGCCATGGCGGTAGTACTTCAGGCGCCCTTCGGCATCGAAGCGGAAGCGCTCGGGTTTCCGGAGGACCGAGTCAACCGGCTTCCAGGCTCCATCGTTCTTCCATATAAGTTCAACGACCGCGTAACCATAGTCATATGCGGAGAGTAGCCGTTTTGCGACCGTGTACAACGGCAGAGTCTTGAGAGCGGCTCCAACAAGTGCGAAGGTCGAATCCGGGGCATCGCCCTGCTCGAGTTGGATCGGGTAGTTGAGCACCGCGGATTTTGCCACGGCCAACAGGCTCTTTACACGCGCATCGGTCTTCATCTCCCGGTAGATGCCGATGGCCTCTCCGGTATCGCGCAGAATTTCATCGGGATTCGGGAGGTAGCCTAAGAAACTGGCAATATCATCGAGTTTGATGACGCGTGTCGTCATGACCGACGGATCGGGCTTGGCGGCGGCGCGCATCGCTTGTTCATCCGCGCATCTCAGCGCTTGGGGGCCATGGGTCCTTCTCGTGCTCATCGCTTGTATCCTCTCAGCACCGTCTCGATAACGCGTCGACCACTCTGATTGAAGGGGAGAACCGATGGCGTCCCCTGTCCCTTCCCTGCCTGGGCTTCCTCGAAGGCGTACCAGAGCGCATCGGCCTCATCGTCGTACGCGGATTTCGGGCCGTCAGGCGTGAACATAGATAGCTGCTCGACGAGTTCTTTCTGATCTTGCCGAAAACGGATGAACCCGGCCTCGATCAAGGGAGCCATCTTTTTGACACGCTGAACCTTCGACAGGCCGCCGGTTTTCCGGCCGACGATCGGTAGCCATACCTTCCGGGCCGCGGCCTTCTCCATGAGGTTCCGTTTGTAGACTCCCTGGAAGGCGACTTCCTCGAACCCGATTGTGGCGTGCTTCCACACGAGGTAGGTATCGATGATCTTTTCGAGGAAGGGCGATTCCGCGAGACGCTCGCCCCAGGAGTCGCCGACATACAGCACGCCGTCATTGCCGTCGACGAGCGTGACGAAGGCGCATTTATCATGTGCCCCTGTCGCCGGATCGATCCCGCCGAACCGCCGTTTGCCATCGAATCTTACATCGGCCAAGGTATAATAATGGAAGCGTCTGATGATCGCGTCCTCGCTCGACAAGGGCTCGTTCATCATCTCCGTCGACCAGGCGGCCGAGCCGAGTTCATCCTCTTTTTTACATAGTTTTTCCTCGGTCCAGTATGAGGGCCAGAGTGATTCACCCGTCGGCGTGCGCGCGGCGAAACGGAAACCTACCCAGCCCTTGAGCTGCCCCTCCTGGAGTTCCTTGAGGAGCCTGCAGACGATATCATCCTCATGAAAAATAGTATTGATGAGGACCGGAAAGATATCCTTTCCAAGGGGTAGGACAACACGTTTGAACCAGCGGTAGATACGATCCCGTCCTTTCTTCGAAGCCGCGATGAGATCGGTCATAATGTCGTCGCAGATGGCGATGTCCGGACGATCCGGCCCGTTCTTGATACCGCGCGTCGAGGCGCCCGCGCCGCGTGCCGCGATCGCCAGGCCGTTCGAGAGTGTAATTTTATTCGCCTTCCAGATTTTGCCTTTCATCTCGCCGAAGTCCTCGGCGATCCGTTCGTTTTGCTCGAACTCGTCCTTGATAGATTGCAGAATATCGTTCGCCATGGCCTGGGAACCGCCGAAGATGATCGGGAACCGTCTCTTGCGATAGATGACGAGCCAGATCGGGAAGGCGAGCGAGAAGCGCGTGGACTTGGAGAAGCCGCGCGGCTCGACGTCGATAATGCCGGCGATTGTATCCGTCGGGGGCATGTAGATGTGGTACTTCTCTTTGATAAGGGGCTTCAATTGTTCGATATGCTCCTCGTCAAGGCGGCCGGCTGATATGATGTCCATAAGAACGCGGTGATAGGGTGCAGGTTCGGCGCCGAAGTAATGCGGGAGGTAAGTCCGACAGAAGCGGAAGAAGTCGTGCTCACAGGAATCACGCCGACCCTTGCGCTCGGCGTCCCGGGCGACCTGAACGCGGTCGCCGACGAGTTCGTCGAGGATCGGCGTTTTCACGTGCCCTCCGGCTCGAGGTTGGCGACAACAGCCGCGAGCCGATTCGCCAGATCGGGATCGCTGGCGAGCTCGATCTTGAGCGACTCGAGCACTGCTTTTTTCGCCGCCTCGAATCCTGCCTGATACTTCAGGCGTACAGATGCCAGTTTAGCCTGCGCGGTGGCGAGACGACCTGCCGCGAGGATGGCGTCACCAGGCTCGTCGAACTGCATTTCGTCGATCGCCTGGGACTCGCGTAAAAGAAGCCCCGCAAAACGTGTGACCACCGCCTCGGCGATGTCGGTATTCGGATTCGCGCGGACCACGTCCATCATGACACGCGTCTCTTCGATAGTCTTGGTAAGGTCTGCCGCGAGTTCCTTCGACGACTTGAGCGACCGACGCACCGCCTCGCGGCTTATATCATACCCTTCGTGTTGTAACTGCGCGGCGATGTCCTTGATCGACAGTTTGTCGCGTGTATACAGCTCGAGGATGCGATCGACCAGGTCATACAGGTCGGCCTTGGAGCGGCGTCCCATGATCAGTACTCCTCGGACTCGGGTATAATTGTTATGCCGGCGTCAGAGGTGGTGCCATCGCAGAGATCGATGCCGCGTGCGTTGATTGTGTACGTCGCGAGCTTCTCGAGTTTCTTCGAGGGATGCGGGAACTCCCGCTTATCGACGAGGCCCTTGGATACGAGATACTCGAGGGCGTCTACGATATCCTCTCGGCGGTAGTACTCGTAATAGATGCCGATGACCGTGATCCGATCGGTTCCCTGCGGGAACAAATCGCGGAGAAACGAAAGTATTTTCCCGCGGAGTACGTTGTCCTTAACCGCCATTTTTCGCTCCTTGCAGGACGGTGTTGATGAGATTCGTATTGAGGGTGTCGAGCGCCATCCGTACACTGCGGACATCCTGAGCGATATCGGTCCTGACTTGATTGAGGTCCGTCCGCCAGCCGCCAAGATCCTTATAGTGCGTCTCGCGCAAGAGATAGTCGCGTTCTATGCAGGCCATACGGTCTTCGTGTTCCAAAAACCGCTTCTCGGTCGATGCCGCGAGACGTTCGATCATGTTCCGTAGTTCCTCACTCCGGGCCGCATCTTTTTCTCCGTTCGCATCGATCTTTTTGACGAGGAGGCCGACAACGAAAGCGAGCACGAGCAGCGCCGGCATCGTGCCATATTGCACTAACTGCGTTATAAGAGCGGTCATGCGTCATCTACCTCTGTGTAAGGTACACTATGAGTGACGTACATGCGGTGACTCCGACGCCGATCGATACTCCCAAAAAAAAGATTTTCGCCTGTTTCGCATCAGCTTTCCGCGCGAGATCCTCGGCCATACTCTTCCAATAGTCGCGATCCGGTGCCGTATCGAGGAGCCCCGCCTTATAGCCTTCTGCATACGCCTCTTCGATGGCGTGCGTCGCCTCGGCTTCGGCTGCCTCAAGAAGTTCCTGTACGGTCGTTCCCGGATACGATGCGTCGAGATCGATCCCGTAATCGGGTCTGCAATCGCTCGCGGAGAGCGGCGATAGCTGCGCGCTGAGCGGGCTGATCAGGAGCACGATCAAGCAGATCGCGAGCAGGCGTAGCTTCGATACGCGCATAGGTTTCCTCCTTGGTTTTGTCGGCTTTCGATCTCGCGTCGTTACTCAATACGGATCGAGTAGCCAGGTAGATGACGCCGGCCAGGGCGACCAGGATAACGATCCCGAGCACGGCGTTCATACGTCACCCCCCGGCACGTCATACTGGTCGAAGCGACGCGAGCTGCGTTTCTGGAAGATGTTCTCAAGCCAGAGCGATACATCGATGGGAGAAAAGACGAGTACGGCGAATGCCGCCGACTTGATCACATCATCGATGTTCAGGTCCGGAGCTACGGTCGCCTTCATGACGAGCCCCACGAGCACGATGACCACGGCCAAGATTTTCGTACCAAGCGTGAGCGGTTTGCCTTTTAATTCCATGGAGCCCTCCTAGAGTCCGTAGACACGAGGATTGACGTAATACCGCAATCTCCCGCCGTAGTACGGATCGTGTCGCGCGATGAGATGCTCGTTCATCCATTCGATACCGCGCTGCTTGACCTGGTTGGCATAGGCGGAACCATACCGGGCGAGGTAGTCGGCCGAGGAGTCCGTGTTCCATCCCGAGCCGATGCGCTCGGCGAGATCCTCGTCGTAGGAGTCCGGTTCGACGATGAGCGAGAGGTGGACATGACGGCCCGTACCGCCCTTCGATGCGACGAATATCCCGTGATTGCCGACGGGACCAATGGGCGCGCCTATCGCGAGACCCGCGCCGGCGAGCGCGGCCGCAAGACAGCCAGAGTCGAGCTCGTCGCGAATGAAATGCAGCATGCGGAACTCGCCGCCGGGGAAGAAGAGACGCAGGACCGAATTGCCCTCGGCGTCATTGTCGAGCCAGGCAGAACGCTCACTTTCGATGGGCGTATGGACGCGGCTGGGGCCTGCGCGATCGAGGGCCGCATGGATACGCGGTTTTCCGGGGAAGGTCTTCGTATCCCAGCCGAAGTCGGTCGTGATCACAGAGCCGGGGAAAAAAATGTCGGGACGAATGGACAGCTTCATCGTCTACCTCATGGGACATCGTACCCACGAGGTAGACGGAGTGCTCAAATGTGGGGTGATGCCGATACGATGGCGCCAGTCGTATCAAATTTGAAGGTCATAGTTTCTATTACGAATGCATTGAAAGAGTTTTTAGCCCGATATTTTACATTCATCGAATAGTATCCATCTGCCGTTTTGCCAACATCCGACCACTCGATGTATTGAACGGAGTCTGGATCTTTTAGGTTGTTCTTCATCCAACTTATCACTTCGCTTTTTAAAGACTCTTTCGTGATTATTCTCGCCTGAGATGTACTCATGTTTTCAAGATACCCTTTTGCTAAATACCCAATACCTAACAATACGAGGACGATGGCCAGACTAATGAGTAGCTTTCTCAGATTGTTTCGACCTTCAGTCTGACTGACTGACCGAACGATTCGATAACCCAACATCGCTACCTTCCTTAACCACACCTACCTCCTAAATGATACAATTACTTCAATACGGATGCCTGTGCAGCCATCCTATCACCTTCCCCTCGATTCGTACCCGGGATATCTCGTCATCGCGTGAAAGTATTTTCGGCTCATAGCGGTCGTTTTCCGAGATGATTCGCAGGGTCTTCCCTAAGAGATCAAACTCCAGGCGCTTCACCTGCATCCTGTTTTCGATGGAGATGACATAGACGCCGTCTCCCTCGCGTTCCTCGGGTACGAAGAGCACGATATCGCGGTCGAAAAGACCGATTTTAGTCATTGAATCGCCGCGGGCCTCGAGGGCCTTTACCTGCTCGGGCCTCCAGGGATTGATGAAGCGTCTTAAGATCGATACGGGCGTAACAGGTTGATAGGCTTCAATTTCCTTCGCCGGTCCCGCGCCGGCTTGCTGGCCGGAATAAAAGTCGACAAAAACGCGATCGTCGCCGTTGGCCGGCCCGGACATCTCGATCGTACGGGCCCCCTCGAGGCGGGCGCCTTCGACCTCGCCGTCTGCGTCCAGGAGGTTCGGAGGGCCTTCGTCGGCGGCCGGGATGACGTCAGGAAAGTTCACAATCCCTCGGGGTCCGTTTGAATTCTCAAATGGGACACTGTGTCCCATTTCGCCCTCGCCCGAGTCCAAATGCGAAAAAGTTTCGGTTTTAGGGTCAAATGTAACACTGTGATACATTTCTCCCTTGCCAGTAAGGAACCAGTCAATACTTATTCCAAGTTTTGATAATCCAAATAAAAACTCTTTTGAGGGTTCTCGCGCCCCGCTTGCAAACTCAGAAATAATTCCTCGAGATACATTGAGTTTTTTTGCAAGGCCTGTCTGGTTAATTCCCATAGACTGAAGAATCTCCTCAATCCGCTTTGGAAAATCCATACATACCCTCATAAAAGATTTGTTTTTCCAAACTTTTCTATTGACATGTTTGGAATATCCGACGATAATGAAGTATCGGCGGTTAAGATCATAACCTTAACCGGTAAAAAAGAAGGATGGCCTTTGAGAGCGGTACACACGGCCATCCTTCACAACCAGGCCCCAGGGGGGCGAGGAGGTAACGAGAGTATGAACCAGAATTCAGAGGAGAGCAAGGGCGGGGCAAAAGGTTTCCGGTACTACGCATACAAGAGCGTGGACAGGGAATTTTTGAATGAACTCATCGGTGCATACATAGCAGCGGCCCCTCTACTGGCGCAGTATCACAAAGACGCCCCCGCTTTCGCCATGCTCCGATCTTGCATCAACAAGGCGATTGAACATGACTACCTCGACGAGATCGTCGGCGTTCATGAGGAAGAGCACCGTATCGTCTACGATGCCCGAGAGCTTCCTCGCGGCGATCGCGAGGACATCATTAGGGCATGGGAACTGCTCGGCAATCTTATGGGGCAGAGAGAATCACAGCAAGAACCCATCGTCGCCCTCAATAAGGCAATCTTAGCGCTTCGGATATCCTTTCAGGACATCCCCAGGACCGAGGGGTAAGATGCGTATTTTTGCCCCGCAGTTCTTACAGACTATTGAAAAGGTCTTCTGGGCAATGAGCTCTTCGATGGTCTCTCCGCAATCGAATCCGCAATCGCATTTTACGGTATCTCGAATCTCTTCCATGTTTATTGCCCTCCTTCGGGCCTCGGTGATGGTTGGCGCTTTCATCGTACACCCGGGGGAGGGTTTTTCAAGGGCGCGGTATGCGCTCGAAGGAGCATCTATATGAACGCACTTATGGGCGGCGATGTCCGCATACGAAGGATCGACCGGGTGCAGGGCGCCTGGATCGGCTACCAGCTCAAACTCCGGGGCATCACGCAGATGGATATCGGACGCCGGGCCGGCGTCACCGATGTCATGGTGAATCGTGTCATCTACGGGGTTAGGACTTCGGCCCGCGTCCAGAAGATCGTCGCGGAGACGCTCGGTTTCGTCAGCTGGCAGGAACTACGTGCCGCATGCGAGCGGAGCAAGAAAGGAGCCGCAGCATGATCGTACGGTGGGTGCTACGACGATTTCGGTTTGTCCAGGACATCGAGTGGGAACTCCAGGTTCGACAACGGGCCTTCGAATCGGCCGCCCGATATGCGACACAGCTTGAGATCCTGAAGGAACACCTGGAGGCTCGCATAAAGGACCTCACGGTCGAGAATGCCGAATTGCGTGCGGAGAACGAGGCGTTGAAAGAGGCTTTGGAGGGCCGCGGATAATGTCGGCCTTGCCCGTCAGCAGTTCGGACATTTTCCTGACGAACTTCGCGGGGATGTTTCTCGCTCCGCTCGCGTTGCTGGTATCCATTACGATCATCGTCGCGGTTGCGACACGTGACAGGAGGGGACGTCGATGAGCGAGCTATCCACTACCGCCATCGCCGCCGCTCTGGGAATCTCGCGCCAGGGCGTCATAAAACGCGCACAGATGGAAAAATGGAGTTACAAGGAGCGCGGGCAGGACATCGCCTGGATGACTCGCTCGCTACCCCGCGACGTGCTGGAGGCACTGCTTTCGGAAGGCATCATCGACGATTCGGAGGCCCATTACGAGATCAACACCGATGCCGCGATCGAAGGCGAGTTCCTCGCGGCGCGGGACAAAGATAGGAAGACTGCGGAGATGCGCGCGGCCTTGATCGGGATGTTCCTCCAGCGCGAAGGGACTATGACCGTCGAGGATTTCATCGATCTGTACAATGCCGGGGCGGTATCATCGACGCTTCGAGAACGTCTGGGATCCATCGGGGTTTCTACGTTCTACCGCTGGCTGCGAGCGTATCGCCGTGGCGGAAAAACACCGGCGTCGTTGGTGCCGAAGTACGCGATGGGGTCAGGCCCCGGATCATCCTTGAGCGAACTTGCACAGCACTACTTACGGTTTTACTGGCTTAAGGATTCGCGTCCTTCCATGAGGTCGGCCTGGATCGAAACCAAAAAAGCGCTGCCGAACGAGGAGATAAGCTACTCGACCGCCGCCCGGTTTCTGTCGGCGATACCAGCGATCGAGCGCGACTACAAGCGCTACGGCGCGTGTCGGATGGACACGATAGACCTCCCGCACCTCGAGCGCAACATGAGTCTCTACAAGTCCATGGATCAGCTCGTATCGGATCATCACTGTTTCGATTTCCTGGTCGAGATGGACGGCAGGTTGTTCCGCCCCTGGATCACGGCGGTGCAGGATTTCCGCTCATCGAAGATCGTAGGGTTTTGGCCCTCGGTCTATCCTTCAAGTCTTTCGATTTGCCTGGCCTTCTACCTCGCTGTCTCTCGTTATGGCGCGTGCAAGACGATTCACATCGACAACGGCAAGGATTATCGCTCGATGGTCCTGAACGGCGTGACAAAGACCATGACAACCTACAACGAGGAAGGATTCCTCGAGGAGGAACTTGTCGAGATACAAGGATCGTTTTCTCATTTTTCCGAGCGAGTGACGTTCGCGAAGCCCTATCACGGGTCATCGAAGGGAAGACTGGAACGAACCTTCGGGACCTTCGCCCAGCTATTTTCCAAACGCATGGCTGGATATGTGGGATCGAACACGGTCGAACGGCCCGAAGACGCGGCCCTGTACTGGCGGTCGATCAACAAGAAGTCTCGCAGGACCGACGTGCACCGCTGGGACGAGTTCGTGCGCGAGCTGGCGTCCTTCATTGATTACTTCAATGCGGAATGGCACGGCGAGGGTGCGGGAATGGACGGCCGAACACCCGACGAGGTATTCGCGGCCGAGGCCGTGCCGCTCCGACCTGTGTCTCCGGACATCCTCGCCCTTGCGTTCTCGCGGGCTGAGCGTCGCAGGGTCGGTCGCAATGGCGTCCGTCTCGACGGCGTATGGTACTGGGCCGAGGAGCTGCTGGCCTACAAAGGACAGGATGTCATCGTGAGGAGGCAGCTCGCGCAAGCGGACGAGGTGATCATAACGACCGCGCGGGGTGGAGCCATCTGCCGCGCACGAGCAAATTGGTTCCTCGAAACGGGCGACCTCGCGGCGGACAACGCAAGGGTCAACGCGGCGAAATCGAAGGCCCTGGCCATGGTACGCAACGCCGAGGCTGCAGCGATACGGCCGCCCGAGGGCTTACGGAGCCTTATTGATATGGCCCGTACCGCATATCCCGTCGAGCGCGAGGGCCGACACGACCTCGCGATGGCAGCAGGGGCTGAGCTGGATAGGCCGAGCGCGAACGATCAACGGATGGATGACCGAAAAAAGGCGAATGAGTTTATCGATTTTCTAGGAAAGGAGGAGTGAGTATGGATAAGGAGTTGGCAGCTCGACTCGATGATTACTGCACGAAGTACGGTATATCGAACAATAAAGCGGCGTTGGCTATCGGGTACACCGCGTCGGTGCTCTCGCAGTGGCGAAAAGGACTCTATAAAGGCGATGAGGCGAGCGTCGAGTCGCGGGTCAAGGCCTGGCTCGATATCCAGGAAGCGCGGATCGTGGCGGGCGCCGTGCCCTTCGTTCCTTTGAAGCGGACGGAACGGATCAAAACCGCGATCCGTATCGCCCATGAAGAGAAAGTTATCGGGCTCGTACTCGGGAACTCGGGGACGGGCAAGTCGCGCACCCTCGATGAATATGTGTCCCTCTATCCGAACTCGATCCTCATTAAATGCGATCCGACCATGGGACTCTCAACGGTGATCACGGGCGTGGCCCGATCGCTCGGACTCGACACGAAGGGCAGGCTGTCGGAAATATCCGCGCGTCTTGTCGGCGAGCTACGCAAGCGCGACATGGTGGTGATCTTCGACGAGGCCGATTACATGACGGACAACGTGATGGAGTGGGCACGCATCGCTATCAACGATAAGGGCGGGTCGGCGCTCGTTTTCGTCGGGCTACCGCGAATCGAATACCGGATCAAGAGCCTCCACGGCGACCACCGACAGCTCGAAAACCGCGTGGGCATGATGATCCAGGTGGACGACGTGGACGAACAGGATGTGCATGAAGTCCTGGAGACGGTCTGGCCCGGCATTGACGAAAAAACCGAGAAGGTGTTCGCGAGCACGGCGCGCGCAAGCCTGCATATCCTCGTGCACCATATCGCCCTGACCCAGCGGGGACTCAGACAGGCGGGGCTCGATATGCCCACGCCCGAGTTTGTCGCCGAGTGTGCTCGGTTCTTTATGAGGTGACAGTATGGCGGAGAAGAAAGCATCGAACAGTATTCTGGACATGATCAGGGGGAATAGGACGGTATCTCGGGATTCGCCGGCGGTCCTGCCCGGCATTACGACCGCAGTGGCGACGCCTGCGACAGCGGCACCGCAGATTCACGAGAGTGAAGAGTCGCTGGTTGAACGCGTCCTGAAGAGTCGCGCGCACGTGAAACCCGAGGAAGCCAAGGAGGACCTGGCCGCGCTCCAAGGGCTTTTGCAAGGACTTTCGAAAAAAACCGTCGTGGTGGTGTTCGCCCTGGGCAAACTGCTCACGGAGGTGAAAGCCGAACTACCCCATGGTGAGTTTATCCCCTGGATCGAGGAGAACTGCAATTTCAGCAGATGGAGTGCCACGCTATACATGCGCGTCTATAACCGGTACAAGAATGAGCCGCGGCGGGCGCTCGAGGAGCTGTCGATCTCTGAGGCGTACATCGAGGCGGGCATCAAGAGGCTCGCGGTGCCCAAGCCCGAACCAGTTCATCGTTATGGCGGCGACGCACCGACCGCCGAGGAACTCGATATTCCGACCGCTGACGACTTCAAGCGGATATTCAGTCAAGGGACCATGTCGGGCGTTACCCTGAAGCGTCATCGGGTTGTGCCGTATCGCGACGGCTCGATCTACGTCGTCAGGCCGGAGACCGGTCCGCTGAAAGCCTGCGATCTATATATCGATATGTCGATTATGGACCCGAGCTACCAGGACGCGGTGCAGGAGGTTCATCACAATCTCTGTATGGCCCTCGAGGTTTTTTACTCGAAGATGGAAGCCTGCGAGGATCGCGGAATCATCAACGCGCCCTTTGATTCTTCGAGACCGGCGATGGCACGCCGTATGCGCAATGTCTCACCCGAGACGAAACCCAAAAAAGCTTCCAAGGGAGGCTCGAAATGATCCTGGACGATGCAAAGTTCGCGCTCATCGAGCAGAAGATCGATGAGATCAGGTGGAAAATCGATAAGGGCATCATGAATCCCGGCGTCCGGGGCGACCTCGCGTGCGAACAGCTGCGCGCAGCGCGCGCGGAACTCTTCAGGCTGCGAGAACTTTTGCATACGAGCATCGAACTTGATCCGACCTGTGGACCTGATCACGGGTCCGAGGTGGCATAAAGGAGGGAAAAGATGGACGGGTATATGAAAGACGCCCAGGGACGAATGGTTCCTGTGGATATGGTCAAGCCGATCGACAGGATACGCGACGAACTGGTGCACGAGATCGTCAAGAAAAGTCTTAGTCTGGCTGAGACGCTGCGTTCATTCAAAGAGAGCGCTATCAATGATGTGCGATCCTTTGTTGAGCTATCGGCCGAACAGTATGGTGTCAAGATCGGCGGCAGAAAGGGCAATGTAACGCTCAATTCCTATGATGGAGAATATCGAATCCTCCTCGCCATCGCCGACTGTGTAACCTTCGATGAGCGGCTCCAGGCGGCGAAGGCGCTCATCGATGAATGCATCAAGGAATGGACCGAGGGCGCACGCAGTGAGATCAAGGCGCTTATCGACGACGCGTTCGCTGTGGACAAGCAAGGAAAGATCAATACGAACCGCGTCCTCGGCTTACGGCGTTTAAAAATCGAGGACGAGAAGTGGAAACGCGCGATGGAGGCGCTTTCCGATTCGGTCACGGTGAATACCACAAAGGAATATATCAGAATCTACAAGCGTAACAACCAAGGCGAATATGCTCTGGTAAATTTGGATATCGCATCGTGATTGTGTCCAGGCCGAACTGGACGTCCGGCCTGGACCTTATGGAGGTCTCTATGCTGGTTCGTCGGAGAGAAAAACTTGCGTTGATACATTGCGCGCGTAAGTTCTGCAATCTCGATGATACCGCATACCGCGCATTGCTTGCAGGCTCGGCCGGCGTCGAGAGCGCTTCGAATATTGAGACCGAGGCCCAGTTCGAGGCGGTGATGAGCGCGTTCGAAACTCTCGGATTTCATCGCCAGACGACGCGTAAGATCCTTTCAGTTAGTCAGGGAGGAAATCCCGGATTCTGTACGGCGCGACAAATCTACTACATCAAGGGACTGTGGGAACTTGCATCGCGAGCAAAAGATGAGACAAGCCTTCGCGCGATGATACGGCGGATCAGCAAGGTTGACGATATTTCGTTCCTTAAAAAGGCCGAGGCATCTAAGGTCATACTTGCGCTACGGGATATCTGTTGGAAAGCAGGTATCAATCCGGATGGTCCGGCGCCGCGGTGTACACCTAGGATTCATCACAACATAGATTTCAAGAGAGGCCAGGGATGATCAAGCTAGGCACTGTTCGCGATGCGGCCAATCGAATCGGTTGTGATGCAAACCATGTGTATTATCTCATCAATATCGGAACTCTCTTCGCGTTCAAGGTTCGATGGATATATAGGATCAATATGGCCACGGTGGAGGATTATGCTGCCCGACGATCTGAAAGACGAGTTGCTGGCAACACTTCCAGTAATCCTGGATGTCCAGGATCTCTGTTCGATTTTACGGGTGTCGAAGAAAACCATCATGCGAGAAATATCCGAAAGGCGACTTGTGGCATACCAAATAGACGGAGAATGGAACATCAATCGATCCGACTTTCTCAACTATCTCAGTCAAACTGCGACACTCTAA